TACTCCCAAGGACAAGAAGGCTCACCGTGGATTGGATGGAGAAGGTTACAACATGCTTCGTGCCATAGCCAGTCTCCATCCCTCGTTTTTCGAGACGAAGCGCTCTTGGGGGACTACGGTTAGTTCGAGATACGAGAGTTTACAACAGATTTTCGGGCAAAAGGTCCCTCCACCCGTCTTGCAGCAACTGGCTGCGACTCCGGTGGGAGACCTGCTGACAGCGGAGTTCAGAGGGTTTGCTGACAGACCTGCAGGGGACAGCAAGCCTGGTAGGTCCATGGGAATGCTGAGGACGACCGTCAACGCGTTGAGGACTATGATAGGAATGCCTGTAGGTGAGAAAGGACACATGGAAACAGGTGGAGACGCTCATAGGAGGAAGTCCGAGTTCGAGTGGAATGCTGACAACATACTCCTCGTCATGGGCTTGGACCACGGGAGCAGGAACGATTGGGCTGAGACTAGAAAAGTCCTGTCAGAGGCTCTCTATGCCAGTATCATCGCTAGGAGGGGCGGGGGTGTTAGACCCAACGCACTGCAGAACGCGTTGTTCTCCTACATGCCCGAGGTGACTCCCATAGACCCTGGGGAAATCAGGACCGTACCCTATAATGAGAACATGGGGCCCCAAATAAGACTGCCAACCGGAACCCCCAGTCCCGAGAGAGAACCCATGGCTGGTGCCAGGGGTGGTTTGACCCCAGGGGGCCAAGTAAGCGTGATGGGTACAGCACCTCCATCAGAACCACCCATAGTCCCCACTCCCGGCCAGATTATGCGTCGTTCCATGGACCCAGTCTTCAGAATCATGGAGAATCTCCAAAGGGCGGACGCCCGACTGGACGACGCTGTTCTGAAGTCATTACCCAGCAATCGCCCCTTTTCGGTGTCGAGCAAGGGAGACAGGGAGGATTTGTGCAAGACCTATGACATCTCAGCAGCAGATTTGTACTACATCAAGGAGGGGCGTGGTGATTGGGATAGGCTCGCGCAAGACTTGAATGTAGAGCCACTTGTGGTGAAGGGTGTGAAGGTAGCGCTGGGGGACTGATTATGGACAGGATGGACGCCGTTTGGCTGTTTCTGAAGGACTATCAGACATACATCCCTGGTGTGGAAGGTGCTGAGGGTATGAACACCCCACAGTGGCTACCAGATATGCCAGAGGCTCGGGACAGGAGGTGGTATGACAGGTTCACTGACCCAGGTACTAAAGCGAGAATGAGAGCCTACAAGTTGCAGCAGGGGAGATTCGTCCAACAGATGCGTGACTGGGCCAGGGACGATAGCAGGGCTGTTGCGGGGGGAGCCACGAGGCCTCGTGAGCCTCTGTTTGAAGCAGGTCCACATTGGGGGTATGTCAGGGATTCGCTCTACCAGCCTGGTGATAAACCAAGACTTCGGAGTGCTGATGTGGACATAGAACACCCAGAGCATAATCCCCCTGATACAATAATGGTGAAACCGCATGCAACAGGGGAGATTCTACCTAGGAACATCTTGGGTGAGGGCGGCTATTTACAGGCTCTAGGCAACTGGCTACAAGGAAATCAGGATACTGGCAAGTTCGGTAGGAAGAGGGCTATGGAGGAACTCGGGACCCGACCTAGGGAGTTCCCAGTTGAGCCCAAGGATGAACTTGAGCCCCCCGGAAAAGATGAGTTCGCCATAGATGATGACATAGATGAGGGTGTCACTGGTTTGACAACAGAACAGAGAGAAGCGGAGGGATTACGCACTAGGAGAAACCCTAACACTCTAGCAGGTGCAACTAGTCCTCTTGCTGATGATTGGCACAAGGGCTTCAACAAGAAAGGGAAGTATGGGGGGACAGGTGAACACCATCCTGAAGGCCAAACTTGGGCTAAGTACGGGGAGCACCTCGGTGATGTTCACAAGAAAAATTTCACAGTTGACCCACCGGAGTCCGACAGGGATAGCCTGCATAATTTCGTGACGAAGAAACTCCTAGGTAACGACACGAAAAGAACGAACTACTACAACTATCAAATGAAGGACCAATTGGAAAAACTGTTCAAAGAGAATCCTGAGGCTGGAATCAAGTGGCTGCGTGCCCACCCTGGATGGGAAGAGGCAATCCCAGACAAGTTCAAATGGAGGCCTACGGGTACGGCGGCGGAAGAGAATACATGGAAGTTTAAGGGGAAGTCTAAGAAGAAGCCTAAGAAGAAGGATATGGAGCCAGTACCACCACCAGTGAAAGGGGCGACGCTTGGTGATGTTGATGATGAGGTGGGGACTTCTTTCGACCAGATGGACCCGATGGATACCGCTTGGGCTGTGTTGAAACTGGGGTGATTGCTTGGTCGACACTGAAACTAAGGATATAATCCAAGACATTGACTGGGAGATGTCCAAGAGGGACTTCAAGTTCTTCTTCGAGGAGATGCTGGGCTGGCAGTTGGCCGACCACCATGCAAAGTGGTTCCACAACCTCAACACTCACAACAGGTACTGCGTGAAAGCGGCCCGTGACCACGGGAAGTCCACTCTGTTCATGGGTTATGTGCTTTGGAAGGCGATATTCTGCCCTAGAACAGACATCATGATATTCAGTCACAGCCTAGACCAGTCAATCCGTCATATGAGGAACCTCAACGACCTGATAGAGGGCAACCTAATGCTGTCCAAGATGAAGGACAAGGATGCTTGGTCCAAGACCTTCTTCGGTTTCACCAATGGGTCTCGAATCACTGCTAAGTCTGTGGGTGGTGGTGTCCGTGGCGCTCACCCTGACATCGTCCTCCTTGACGACATATTGTGGGGGACCACAGAGACTGAACTACAGAGAGTGGCATCTTGGTTCTATGAGGTCATGGTTCCAACAGTCCACCACACTGCCCAGATGTGCATAGTCGGCACACCGTTCACTCCTACTGACCTGTACACTGAACTTGAGAGAAGGGATGGTTACTTGGTTGAGACATACCCAGCAATCAACGAGAGGGGGGAGCCTCTCTGGCCATGGCGTTGGTCATTAGAGGCCCTTGATGCTCGAAGGATGGATATGCCAGCCATAGCCTTCACCCGCGAGTACCTCTGTGAGCCGATGGATGACTTGTCCAGTCTCTTTCCCTCCACCATCGTCAGTGCTTGCAAGGACCCCTATCTCACTCTCATAGACAGAAGGGAGAAGGACTCCGATGACCAGTATTTCATCGGTTGGGACCCAGCGATATCCTCTGACCGTGGGGCTGACTTCACCGTGATGTTAGTCCTTAGAAGGCCATCAGAAAATACTGAGTTACTGGAATTGGTCCATGTGGTGAGAAGGAAGGGGATGGACTTCCGCACTCAGATTTTCGAGATTACTAGACTCAACAGCCGATTCCTGCCCGAGGTGATAGAACTCGAGGCTAACCACTTCCAGCGTGTTTTCGCTACAGAACTGAGAGCGGATACCGACCTTCCTATCAAGACATTCATCAGCACCAAGCAGAGGAGGGAGAGCCTTCTCATGGGATTGGTACTTCGTTTCGAGCGAGAGCAGATTCGTTTACCATGGGGGGATGAGAGGTCTCGTGAACTCATCAGCCAATTGGAGCATGAACTCATCATGTTTGGTATGACGAAAAAGGGTAAGTTGGAGAGCATCGCTCGTCACGATGACTTCGCCATAGCCCTCGCTTTGGCTACTTGGGGGACTACTGAGTTCCGTGAGAGAATCGTGGATTTGGATTCACTGATGGCGGGGCTGATAGATTGACTTGGGGTAGCATGCTCATCGGTGATGACTATGACGCCGAGACCGATGAGCCCGATGCTGACAGGGCTTGGGTCATCAAGCAGTTGATGCAACACCCTCTGTTCAAGAGCGAACAGTTAGTCACTCCCCAGTTCGAGGGTGATGCCCCCTTCACCCCTGAGGTCGAGAGCGAGCCGGTCCAGTTTAGGGACGGGGAGGTTGTGGATGGGTGGTTCGAGGACCAGTTCGGAAAGACGGCATCCGAACTAGTCAAGGACCTCCGTATGAAAAGGAGGGTTCACAAGGAGTTCACAGGCGATATCGACGAGTTGATTGAAGCAGTTAGGAAAGCGAAACATGCTGAGATAGAATCCGTTCTGTTGGGTGTGCCTTGGACTTCGGAATACATCGAGCCTATCAGGGGACTAGGTCTGACGGACCGAGACCTGAAAGCACTGAGGAAGTTCGGGGGAGTCAGAGAGATATCCCTCAAGCAGGCTTGCATCCAGTGGGGTAACAGCAACATAGTCCTCAAGCGCATGGCCGAAGTGGAAGGGGAATGGGATGACGAGCAACGAGCCCTTTGGGTGGAGGCCATCGACAAGAGGAATGAGTCTAGGAGCATGTGGAGAGGTTCTCTGCATCAAGCGGACAGCCTGAACAAATCCGAGGCAGCGTATCTCAATGTCGCCTCGGACATCCTGTCTGTCAGAGGACCTATGGACACTAGGGCTCTGTTGGAGAACATGTCTCACTTGGACGGTAGGAACAAGGGGTTCTCGGTACAGAAACTGGGCGCATTGCTCAAGGTATATGGCCCCGAGTACAACATAGCGAAGCATCTCGAGAAGTGGGAATTGCTCTCTAGTGACTCTATCATCAAGGACCCTTGGGCCTATGCTGCTGGGTTTCTAGATGCTGATGGCTACATCACCATCTCCAAGCGAGGGGAGCCCAGAGCAGGAATCATAGCGACTGGGGAGAGGGGCAGGGTGCATTGTGAGCAGATGCACAAGATGCTCGATTGTGGTGTCCTGCAGTTGGATTTGAAAGTTCACAAGAGCAGCAAGAAAAGCCAGCACAGGCTGCAATTCTACAGCGCTGATGATTTGAGGACTCTTCTGAAAGGCACTCTGTCCCACTTGAGACTGAAGAAGAAGCAGGCCGCATGTGTCTTGGAACTTCTCGATTTGCGGGGCCGTGATGGCGACATGATTACCAAGCGCAGAGATGAGTTGTTCAAGATAGTCAAGTGGGAGAACTGGCACGATGTCAAGGGCGACGAACTACTCGAAGAGTGGAATGTTGATGAACAGGAGGTCCTCTCGTGGGGTAGGAGCGACCCCGAGGTCATCAGGCTTGTTGACGATATGGCTGGTTTGATAGGTGATATCTGATGGCATTGGAACGGGCTTGGGATGTGTTGAAGACGGACGAAGGTTTCTACGCTGGCTCAGACTCATTCAATGCATATGAGGATGCTATGGAGGATGCTAGGCGTGCTAATGAGGAAGAAACAAGAATAGAATATCATGCCGTGCCTTGTCCTCGTTGCGGTGCTGGTGAGGAACAACCCTGTACAGGTGCACCATACGGAGTGAGACGAGCACAACATAACACCCACAAGGAAAGAGAATTGGCTGTAGGCCGAAAGCGAATGGACGATAGACAGGAAAAGGGTGGCAGAAGGGCCTTCGATACAGGTGAAAACCCCGATTGGGCCAGACAAGGTGAGGACTGATGGCTGGTGAAGATGAGAAGGGTGTAGTCGGGAGGTTCATCGACAGGATAACCGGCAACTACCGCAGGAAGAGCACCCCTGAGCCCATAATGCCGCTTTGGAAGGCGGGCATACAGGAGCCTGTCCTAGTCCAGGGTGTGAGCATACCAGCCCTCTATGCCACAGTGCAGGAGAGCATCATACTCAGAACCACAATCAACACCCTCTGTCAGGAGATATTCAGGAGGGGCCACTACTGGAAGAAGAAGTTCCACAAGAGGTGCAACCAATGCGAGGAGGAGTACCAACACGATACTGTGTCTGAATGCATTACATGTGGAGGGTCCGACTTCTCCTCCCCAGACCCAGACCAGATTATCTATCCTCGTTGGTTCTGCAAGCAGAGAAACGGAATGGACCAGTCGTTCACTGATGTCCTGAGGGAGGTCGAATGGGATTTAGACATCGTGGATGATGGGTTCATAGTTCTACTCAAAGAGTATTTCCTCAACCCCGATAGTGGTGAGATTGAGTTCTACAGGGTCAAGGAAATTGTGCGTGGTGACCCCACTTTCATGAGATTGGTCTCTGATAAGAGGGGTGTCAGGGGTGGCAGGTATCTGATTTGCCCCGTCCACAGGGATAAGACCTACCCATTCACCGAGGAAGACCACAAGTGCGAGGTCTGCAACCTAGATTTGCAGGATGTCCAATTCATCAATACCGCTGGTTCTGGGAAGACCCAGTATTACATAGAGGGGGAAGTCGTTCACATCTCCAAGTACAACCCTTCCAAACTGTATGGTCGTAGTCCAGTAGCCACGATGTGGAGACAGGCGATGACTCTCACAGCCATGGACAATTTCATGTATCTGTCCTATCAGAAGCGGAGGATGCCTCGAGGCGTGCTCGCTATCACTACGGATAACATCCAATCCACAGCCGCCTTCTGGAAGGGCGCAGAGGAGAAGATGGAGAGAGACCCCCACTACATACCCAAGGTAGGTATAGAATCTGCTACTGGTAGAGGTCGTGTCGAGTTCGTCAGGTTCATGGACACGCTCGACGAGATGCAGTACGGAGCAGTCCGTGATGAACTACGCATGCGTATAGCAGCATTCTATGGTGTGTCTAACATCTTCATGATGGATTCCGGTAAGGGTGGGGGTCTCAATAACGAGGGTCTTCAGATACTAGTGACCAACCGTGCTGTGGAGTTCGGTCAGAAACTATACTCCCGTGATATCTTCCCTAGGCTCTTTTCCGAGATGGGCATTACAGATTGGGAGATGACTCTCTATCCCAATGAGGAGGAGGATGAGGTCACTCGTCTGAGGAGAGATGAGCAGGAGGTCAACATCGCTCAGAGGATGGCTCAACTTGGTTTCCAGCCCGAACTCACGGAGGATGCTGGTAGAGATATTAGGTTCGTCTACAAGAGGCCTGACCCACAGCAGATGGCCGCACAACAGCAAGCGGCGATGCAAGGAGGTGGTGCTCCTCCTCCTCCGCCTGATGCAGGGGGTGCACCACCAATGATGCCCCCACAGGCTGGGATGCCTCCTGGTATGATGCCCCCAATGATGGGTGGTGGTCCGATGATGATGCCACAGGGTGGTGCCCCAGCGGCTCACCCACCAACAGGTGCACCAATGCCAGCAGCCGGAGCAAGACCGCCACCAACCTCCTTCCACCCAGGTGATGCGCGTAGGATGCCTATGATGACTCGAAAGAGTTTGGGAGCAGGCTCAGATTCAGAGAGCAGAGGGTTGAGACACGGTAGGGTTGCTGGTGTCAAGAGGGTCAAAGCACCTGACGGTACTACAACGGGTGCCACTACAACCGGCCAAAGGGGAAGCAAGAAGACTCCAATTGAGCAGGCATTGGATGCCATCCAAGATGCCAAAGAGTCTGGTGCTAGTCCCTCAAGGGACAAGAAGAATAAAGGCGGGCTTCCGCGATAGATTGAAGTGGAGAGGGGGTGTGCGGAAAATATGGCTGAGCATATTTTGAAGTTGGACCCGATGGTCAGGAAGTTAGAAACGACGATGGTAGAGTTCAAGATGGCTCTGGACAACAATGACTTGGTTTCTGCACAACAATTACTCCGAGCAATCAGTCAGACCAGTGACTTCCTAGCAGAGGATGTTACCTCGCTGAGCAAGGCTCAGGAGGAGAGTTCGTCCTCTGTTGGTGTGAATGACATCTATGCTGGTGGGACTCCTGTAATGGAGTTCAAGGACCAAGGCGCCATCATAAAGGGAGACCGGCCTCTGGGCTATATCGGACCTGATGGGATTCAGAGTAATTGGCGACCCCAATACGGATTTGGACAGAAGGTCGATTGATGTCTAATGATGTGAGTACCCTAGTCGACGCTCTCATCACCAAGATGGAGCGTATGGATGGAGATATTCAGACTCTCAGAGAACAGAATCATGAGTTGCACAGCATGATGAGTGACCCCGCATCCATCCTGCAGAAGGCGGGATATATCAGAGCCTCCACCCCTGCTACCGAGGATGTTTGGGGTGACCCACTTCGTGGAGATAGGAACGCCGTCATCGAGAAGGCGGCTATCATGGTCGATGGTATTGTCGTAACTCCCCCTTCTGACAATCAAGACTGGCATGATATGGGATGGGATGAGATTCATGCTATGGCCGACCATGCTGCAGTAGAAGAAGGAAGGCCAGTGGACCAACAAACAGGTGACCACATATGAAACCAATACAAGTAGAAGCGGGGCAACATGCCCCCGATGTAGATGAGATGGTAGAGAAAGCGAGTAGTATGCTCGAGAAGTTGGAAATGGACAATTCTCAGATTCGCAATATCACTGGGGTCGAGGAAGCACCGATGAACCATTACCACACCAATCAAGAGTTACCAAGTGAACTGGAGGAGGTCACTAACAAGGGTGCTAGCAGCGAGAGTGTGAAATTCATCAATGCTAACCCCCATCAGACCGGCTCTACTCTAGATGCTCACGAGAACCCGTCTGGTGGAGATGCCCACCCCCCTTCTTCTTACACACACTCCAGTGTGGGTAAGCCCCCTTCTGACATCAAGAAGGAGATTGAGATAATTCTGAAGAAGCGGTGTCCTTGTGGTGATAAAGGCTGCAAGGGCTGTGCTGACGGCATGAAGAAAGCAGGCGACCCTCTAGCGGCCCTCTTAGGAGGTGCTGGTGGTGGTCCCCCAGGTGGTGGACCTCCAGATGATATGGGTGGTGGACCTCCAGGCGATATGCCCCCAGGCGGTGGTGAGGAGGACATGCCTGATGACCCCATGGAGCTCGGTGACGAAATCAAGGCGATGGTAGACAAACTCACAGAGAAGGTTGCCCCAGGTGGTGGCGGACCTCCAGATGACATGGGTGGTGGACCTCCAGGTGGTGGGCCTCCAGGTGGTGGACCGCCGATGGGTGGTGCCCCGCCTCCGATGTGATTGAGGCGGTGGTGATGGTGTGCTCGAGAATGCTGAGGACTATTTCCTAAGCAGCAAGGCACGCTACCAGCAATCTCAAGACGACGAAGATGCTGCAGAACTCTTCTTCGCCATCAGGAACATGCTCAACCATGGGTTGGTTGTAGAGTGGGACGACACCCTTCTCAAGATGGAGGGGGTCCTCAAGGCCAAGGGAGTCGAGACTAGGGAGTCCATGGAGCCCGTCGCAGATGTCAAGCCGAGAGAGAAGTTGAGAGATGACACGAAGAGGCGAGGTGGCCCACCTCCCAAAATACCCAGTGGGCCTGACCCCGGTGACTCGGGCAGGTACATAATCGACCCACATCTAGTGGAGAGGAAAACTGGTTCGAGGTCTCTAGGGTTCGATGAGCAGGGCAAGTCACTAGGGAGCGAGGAGTATCTCTACGACGCTATGAGAATGGTGGGTAGCAGAGAGGCAAAACAGGATAACATCTCCATTATCCCCAGTAGGGCGTTCGATATACCGGCACTTCTCCCGTTCGCCAAAATCAAAGATATAGACCCGAACATCTTCTTCAATAACTCGGTAGAGGAACTGATGGAGAAGTATCACGAGAAGGTCCCAGGGAGCACTGTTTACACCTATGGCCACTATCTCCATGCTCTGAACGGCAGGCCGATGTACACTGGGGAGGAGAGTAGACTGGACCCCATACAGGCTCTGCACATGTTCAGTGACTCGAGTGGGGCGGGTTCTGTGAAGAACTCGGCTCACAAGTTCCATGCTGATTTCCTCCATCCGGACTCCCCCCATTTCGTGCACAAGGTAGAACGGGAAATCAAGAAGAAGAACGAGGAGGTCTATCGGAGGCTCAACGGGAAGACGGAGAAGAGCCATCTTCATGACCCGAGGGCTAGGGACAGGCATGGTGAGGTGGTAGGTGACGAACTACCTCCGGACCACACATTCACTAGGATGTACGAGGAGAGCCTGATTGACTGGTTCGAGCGCAACAAGGACAAACTAGCGGACGACATGACCGAGAGAGAACTCAGGATACTGTACAGTCACTGGTACGATTTGCAGTTCGATGGGGCGAATGATGACTTCATCGCCAAGAGGCTCCTGACTCGAGAAGGCAGACTGGACAGGGAATACAGCCGTAGCAAGACGGTGATTGACCCAGAGTTCCAAGAGATGAGGGACAACTCCCCGAACCGTGTGGGTCTGCTCCCTCTCTTATTGGGTCTGCAGTTGGCTAGCCCCAATGACCGCAAGGACGCCTTCGGTGAGTTCATCTCCTATTTGAAGGGGGACAAGCAACATCCCATCAATCTGCCTAAGCGTGACCCCGAGGGTGGGCCTGACAGGCACAGTCTGAGGAAACAGAACCCAGGGGACATGCGTATAGAGGACTTGCTCGACCACATGCACACGGCCTTGGCTAGGAACTTGACCGCTATGGGGAGCAATTGGATGGCGCACCCCCTAGAGCCTAGGGACAGCCATATACCCCCTTGGTTCTCCATGGACTCCAAACTCAAGGAGTCCGTCGTCAAGGATGCTCTTTCTCTAGCCCATCACGCTCCGGTGTCTTCCGAGTATCTGAAGTCAGTGGCTGGGAAGGGGGTTCTGAAGGGCTATGACAAATCGGGTACCCTTGGGCTGTCCCGAGCCAAGAGCATGTCCTATCACATGAAGGGCTCGGGGGAGCCATGGAACCATGACCTAGGAGCACCGGAGGATTGGGACTACGATAAAGACCCGATGGAGCAGTTCGAGAAGTTCATCCATTATCTGCCTAGTGAGTTTAGGAAGGGTGCTAGAGAGAGGTTCGAGGTTTGGATGAACACGGACCCTAGAGGCCAGATGAGGGGCATTAGACACCAATACCACCGTGATGCCTCTCATGAGAACTGGGCTGTAGAGCCGATTGTACAGGGTGATGTCGATGCACATGAGGATGTGCATGAGGTTCCTATCAGCCCCGTGCACATATGGCACAGCAGTCTGCACAAAACCGGCTACAACCTCTACGGCCCTGACATCGCAGAGATACTGCACTGTTTGATGCCCTGTTTGGCCAACAAGGTGAGAAACGAGGATATGATAGTGTTCGACACATACAAGACCCACGCTCCGGAACTGGACACTGATGAGTTTTACGAGTGGCTGAAGGGAATCGGCAATGCCAAGGACCCTGCTGCTTGGGACACCAGTGTACCCTTCAAAAGCAGAGGGGGGATGTCCGGTTTGTCTCAAGAGATAGAGACCTATCTGAGAGGTGGGAACATGGGGCCTATACTCAAGGATGTGTACGAGCGTTCCTATGGGCATCTCACCGACCCTAGCAAGATTACCAGACAGAACTTCATCTCGAGAGTGCAGAGTGCTCGTTTCGGAGAGATACTACAGGAGGAGTCCGGCAAGGAGACTGAGGACTCCTTCGATTTGACGGAGTACAACAACGACACTGAGGGGCGTCATCAGCGCTCATCCCTGTACCCAGCAAGGGAGGCTGGACCCACCTACACGCTGGAGAGGAAGGACCCTCCGTTCGAAGGGGCCGACAGTGCTCTTGGTAAGAAACCCAACAGGAACTTCCCCCTAGGTCGTGTCGCCATCAACGATAGGTGGCTCAGAATGTTCCTCCCTGTGTCCTCTCAGAGGGACGCTATATCCCTGCTGGGAACCCCTGAGGCACTGGGGGCCAAAAGGCCTCCTGAGGCTTTGAGGGCACTCGGAGCCAAGGACGAGACCCAAGACCCCATTGCCAACCTGAAGGAGGCTAAGGATAGGAGGAGTGATGAGACTCGACAGATGATAGACAGGGCCACCATACTGGGCGGGTCTTCGAGTGGGATGATGTTCCCGTATCACATGCGTGGCCTGTTCATGCCTTGGAAGAGCCTGAAGCAGTGGATGATGTCGGCAATCTTCGGTGAGAAGGTGGCCAACAAGTCCACTCATGACGGGTTAAGGGATGAGCATGGCCTTAGGAGGGGGGCGGGACTACTGGATATCTTGGAGCACGAGGGAGCAGGGCTTTCGCGTAACAGGGGCTTGGATGCTGGGCAACTGCATCTCCTAGTCTCCTCCATTGTAGGCAACGGGAGCGCGGACCCATGGCTTTTCGAGCATGACGGCAACGACACCTTGGTCTTGGACCAGCCCATGGTATGGGGTGACAAATGGGCCAAGAAGATGGCTTCGTGGTACGAGCAACTGGAGCACCCCCACATGCCACAAGCCTCTCTCAAGGGACATTTGGGAATATTCACCAATGACTACTGGAGAGGGCACCCTGATGTCAGTGACGGGAGGTACATGTATGAGGTGACGAAGGAGACTGGAGACACTGGGGAAGAGTACAG